GGATCCCGTGCCGCCTTGAGCAATTGCGAGCGTACCGCTGGTGATTAGTGCCGCAGAGTGAGCGACCGGCGTCCGAGCATCGGTCAGTCGCGTGTCGTTGCCCTTGACGACCTCGCCCGACGCTGCGTCACCAGATGACGGAACATCCAGAGTCGACGAACTGCCGAGGCCGAGGTTGGTCCTCGCTGTAGCAGCGTCCGCTAGATCGGAGAGGTTGTTCGCTGCAACCACATCGCCAGTGCCCGTTCCGACGCCGATCGCTGATCTGGCTGCCGCCTGATCTGCTGCGGTGAAGACGTTCGCGCCGACCGTCGTCGCTCCGAGCGTCGTCCTCGCTGTAGCGGCATCCGCATCATCGACAAGGGTAGCACCGAAAGCGGAAACTCCAGATGCAGCGAGTGCTCCGATGTCTGAAAGAACCTCGGCAGCACTACGGCCCACCACAGTGGTGCCACTGACTTTTAGGAAGTCGGTGTCCACAACACCCGCACCAAACTTGGGCACGTTGTCGGTGCTGATGCCAGTGCTAAGGGTGACGATATCAGTGCTAAGTGAAGCGATCTGACCTGTCGTAGAGTTGTAGGTCAGACCTGTTCCGGTTGCGGACAACGCCGCTCTGGCTTTTGCTGCGGTGTGGTACTGGTTAATGACGCCTTCGCTTAGATCGTCAGTGTCGAAGGAACTAATGTCGGCAGGACCGGCGGGGCCAGTAGCACCAGTAGCACCGGTTGGTCCAGCGGGGCCTTGTGGACCAGACCCCTCAATGACCTGTACGGTTGTAGTTGGAGATGTAACGGTAACGATGCTCATCGAGTCACCTCCGGAGTAATTTCAAACGTGCCTTCGATGACCCGTTCGACCAAACCAGACGAGGTCGTGGTCAACTCAATGTCGTACACACCCTTGACTGGAGCAGTGAGTGCGGCGGTCTGTGTAGCCGTCAGAGTGATGACCATGTTGGGGCTAGTCGCACCCAGCGTGATGCCTGATGAACTGGTCAGGCTGAAGATGGTCGATGTAGCGGCATGGGTCGTCCTGCCCTGCATGGCCGCAGTAAACCCAGACGAAAGGTCGCGTTGGGCACTACTGGCGTCCAACAAGTTCAACGACAGGGTGAATGTTGCACCCTGCTGAATCTCAACATGGTTTCCATTGGCGGTAAAAACTGGCAATCAGCACCTCCATCGCTTTCGAGCCTGACGCAGACGGCTGTTTGGGTTCTTCGCAGCCTTGGGGAACTTTTTCATCTGGCCAGCAGATCGGGCACAGAACGACTTTCTTCGCTTGGCCGCCTTACTCCCCTTCTTGACCTTGCCAGTCACAGCAGTCTTCAACTTGCTGCCGGGGTTTTGCCGCCGGTACTTGGCCACGCCCTTCTTGGTCATGCCCGCACCCGACTTGGTCGGTCGCTTGTCGCCCGACTTCTGGCTAAAACCCTTCATGCTTCCACGCTTCTTCGTAGCCATTATTCGCCTCCCATGGCCTGCTGGTTGATGGCGTTCTCTCCACCCATCAATGCCTTGGACATTTCGGCGTCTCTGCCAGCCCGTGTGCCGCCCATAGCGACGTTCTCCCGGACATAGCGTCTCTCGGTGACCGGAGGCTTGGCGGCTCCCTGCGGGCCTCCTCCGCCCATCTCGGACATCTCCTGCATCGTCTCGCGTTCGGCGAAGTCCGCGATCTTGAGGATCTCGGCGATCTCCGACATATGGGAATACTTGGAAACGATCTCCATGTACCGGTCCATGTCTGGAACAATGCCACGTTGCTGCAACTGCTGAGACATCGGCATGATGATGCCGGTCATTAGTTCGTTGATGGCAGTGAGGCGTTCGCCGGGGCTGCGGGACTGGAGCGAATACGGGGCGATGTCGATCGCGTAGTCGAGCAGGTCGCCCTCTCGGATGTCCGGGTTGAAGTCCACCTTCACCGACAGGTCCGAGTTGGGGATGTCGCGGTAAACCCTAGTTGACGGTGCCGGGTCGTAATACAGGTAATCGGCCACAGACTCGACGACCTTACGGACAGCGTTGGTCGTGCGAGCCTGCATGTCGTCGATGCGGACCGAAGCGGACTGGCGAAGCAGCGAATCGTGCTTTCCGCTCTTGGCACTAGGTGCAAGACCGCCTAGCGAGTCAAGGTTGCCCCCCAAGTAGGAGAACATATCCTTCAACTGGATCATAAAGGCGAGCGATGGGGAATCTACCCCACCAAACTTCATTTCTCGCGTTGCTTCGGGGCGGTCGGAGAGGATGGTATCGCCATCTGATGCGTTAACGATGCGGCGTCCATCCTCCTCCGCACCGCCCGCTACCACAGTCAAAGTCTTTTGCCGCTCGGCTTGCCGACCAAGTTTGCGGAAGAGACGGTTGACGAGTTCGTGCAGGTCGATCAGAAGACTTGCGGGCGACAAGGGCATGATGTTGCCCGGCACGTCGCCCATCGACAGCAAGTGGTAGGGGCCAACCTCGGGTCCGGCCCAGTCAATCACCTGCAATGGCTCGTTGTTGTAAAAACCGCCCGCGTGTTCGTCTGCCTGCACGGTGACGATTACGTTTTCGTAGGGCAGCCACACATCCCACAGTTCAATGACGGGCATGTACTGCTCTGTACCCATCGTTTCGCCGCCAGTTTGCAGCGTGTTGACGCGTTCGTCGCCCTGTTCGTTCGTGCTGGCCACATAAGGGTTCGGCGTGAGTTCTTTCTTGCCGAACAACTTCATGTCCATGGCCATTTCATACGGCAACGTGTACCTATTGCCGCAGAACTGCACCTGATCCCACCTTTTGGCGGTCATATCGAAGCAGAAGTCTTCAAAATCGACGTTATCGACAAAAACTTGGCCCACATCGTGGGTAAATCCGTCGATTTCGCCCGCTCTGCCGGGTGTAAGGCCGACTTTGACCACGCCAAGACCAAACATTGAGTCCAAAACCCAACGCTGAAGCGTCTCTTCGAAGCCCATTTCATCAAGATGGTGATTGATGACGGCTTCAAAGTCGGCTGACTCGGCCTTTAGGTCCGCGTTCTTGCTGCGAACAAGAACCTGCGGCCTGTTTGCGGCGACCATGCGGCGGTAGATGTTGATCGCCTGCTCCAGCAGGTTGATCGGCACCTTGTCGTCCGCGCCATTGTCGCTGTAGTTCGTGCCGACATACTGCCGAATCGCGCGCAACCGGTTCTCTCGAAACGGCTGCATCTTGCGACGGCTAAACATGATCGCCTCGGAGAGACGGACCATCTTGTCATTGAGCGTTTTGTTTGCCATTACCAGTAGTCCACTCGTTTACGTCTGTTTTCGTATTCGCTACGACGAAACGCTAGTGAACCTTCGGGAATGACCGTTTGCTTCGTGCCTTGCTTAACCGTCCGGCCTTTCAAACCCAAGTTCAGCAACGCATCTGCTGTGGGTCTGTCGCCGTGGTTTTCCCGGGCACCACTGGGGTCCATCGAAGAGTTCGTCTTTGAATGTTGAATCCAGCCGTTGGCTGTGTAAACAATTTCCCGGCACTCAGAAAGTGCGTCTTTACTTCGGTTTAGAAACCGACCGTCGTTCAGTGCATCCCGATACTCGGCGTACAGCGAACGCTTGTTGTCTTTGGTCGGCCACCAACCCGGAATCCTACTACCACTGCCCTTCTTTAGTTTAGCATCATCTTCCTTGTAATAAAAGTTCCGATATCCGGATTCGATAACAGTATCTCCAAAGTTTCTACCCGGACCCGGTGCTTCCCAGACGATGTAGGCCCCCTTGCCGTTGGGGTCACTGAACCACCTAGCCAACGCCACAGCCACCCGTCCTAGTTCCTCTGGGCGGGTTCTGGAACTAACAAACTCGGCGACCTTCTCGCCCGTGGTGACGTTGCCTATGGAGATAACTGAATTGCTACTACCAGTGCCAGTAGCGATATCCACGCCCATTGCAAAAGGGCCGTCCATTGGAACTCGACCCGACTGCCCCGGGTCAAACCAGAGCCGCAACCGGCCCTTGGGGGCTTCGTCGAACGCCATGACCTGAAGGCTCTCTTGGTGAATTCGTACATCGCCAACTTTCATCGGGGGCTTCGAAAGATCGGTAATAAGCCGGGTAATCATTTTTCCCTCAAAGAACTGGTAATCCGATCCAGCAAAATCAATATCCAGTTCTTGAGCGATTTCTTGGCTATGCGCACACCTCTTGCACTCCGCGTCATACCACGGAGAACGCATTTTTCCGCCCAACTCATAAAGGCCAGCAGCCTTCTCAGGGTGTAACGCCCAATGGAGCGACAACTGCTCAAAACCCTCCGAATGAGCGATGTCGTAGAACGCATTGCTGGAACCCGCTGGAGTCGAGTTGAAAATACGGCAGCGCGTCGCGTCGCGCGTCGATGCCAATGCTCGATAAGACGAATCCACCTCGAAGGCAGCAAATTCATCCAGCCCAATTGCAGTTCGCCGGTCACCGCGAGCCACATCGCCAGTAGTAGACTCACCGTCAATAGTGCTTCCGTTGTCGTCATTCGTCAGCCTCAATTTGGTCCGGGTGATCTGCGGGATCATCCAGTTGGGGAGGTGCTTGTGGATGAAGTCGATCTTCCAAAACAACGCCTTGGGGTTGCCCGTCTTATCGACGTAATCCTCGTTACGACTCACCAGCAAGAAACTTTGACCGTCCTTGAAGTGCCAGAACCACTCGAACACCGTCAGCAGCATCCATGACGCACCCATGTCCCGGCTCTTCTTGATGACCAAATCACGGCCCTCAAGAATGCAGTCCCGGATCTGGGACATCGAGTCGTCCTGAAACTGGTAGGTGATGAACGGCAAGATCCCGTTTGACTTACGGGGGTCATACGTCCAACCGAATACATTGATGTAAAACAAAAGGTCCCGGCTGCACGCGATCCACAGTTCCTCGCGCGCGTCCGGGTCCCTAATCGCCAGATCCAAAACCTGACGGCGGAACTCTAGGTTTTCTTCCAAGTTCTTCGGCACGTCGCCGTAGTAATCACTCACTCTTCAGCCTCTCAATGATCGACAGCACCTTCCTGCCGTCGTCCTTGTAACGCTGCTCCGCATCCAACTGGCTGCGGCTCGGAAGCAACTTGGTGTAAATCTGACCCCAGAACTGGGCCTCGTTCTGGTTGTTGCGTCGCGCCCAACAAAGCATCGACCACGCCTCGCTGCTAGGAGCCTGCCCGGGCTTGGCATCCTTCACCATCATGTGCTTCGCCACCCAAGCAACACACTCTGGGGTAGACGCACCCGTCTCCTCAAACACAACACCCTCAACAATCCCCTCCAAGTCAGGCTCGCTCTTCTTCCCGATCTCCCGACCAAGCAGTTCGCTGGCCGCCTTGATGTAAGCCTCGTCCGCCTTCAAGCCCTCTGATTCATACAGGTTCCGCTTCGCGCAGAACTTGGTCCAAGAGCCTGCCTTCACCAACTCGGTTCGGATTGCACGTTTGTCCATGCGTCAACTGTAGTTGACTGTCCGTAGGAAGTGAGAAAAAAGCCATGTGGATTCTTAGGGGGGGATAGCATTATTGCAAAACGGGCGGGGGCCGAGTGGTAAAAAATTTTTCTTGGGTGTCATTTTCAGGCGGCGAAGCGGGGGTCGCGGGCGGGGCGGACCGGCCCCCCCCGGGGGGAGGGGGTTCGTCCGTGGGGAATCACCCCGGGGTAGGGGGGTCGGGGTTACCCCCGAGGGGGGCGGGGGGTTGGGGATCCCCAACCGGGGGCGCGTACCGTAGGGGGGCAGAGGATCGCCCCTATGGCGAGGGGTGATCCAAGGTATACGGGGTCGGTTCACCCCCCACGAACGCGCGTACGGGGGTCGGGGGAATCGGTCGCCCACGTCCGGAGAATTCGCGTAGGGGCGTCCGGATGTTCGACGACTCGGGATACCTTGAATGGTAGAACGTCTCACGCTGGATCGTAGGGGCGTACGGGGGGAATCACGAAAACTACCGTCATAGTCGGACCCCCGTTTCTAGCCTAGTTCCGGGGGTTATATCGGACGCTATCAGCGTGGGTCCAATAATACCCCCGGGCGTTGAGCGTATGCCGGTGGATAGATTGTGGACAAGTACCCTAACAAACACCCGAACAAAAGAAATGTTGGTTAGTGGGTTGACAATGGAAAAGTGTATGCTATACTGTGTGTGTCGGACAAATTCCCGACATCGCCGGGGGGCGTTTCCGTTCTTTGACAACCCGCTACGCGACTCGCCCCCGTACGGGCGACCCCGCCCGGGTTCGGCACGTTGCCGGACCGGGCAACCCCGGCACGGTTGGGAATCCCCAATCGGCCACCATTGGAGGAACGCCAATGAGCGTTTCCGCTATTATCGGGGGGTTCGAAATGAACCCCGAAACCCGGCCCGAGATCCTCGCTACCATCGACTCGCATCGGTCGATGGCCATCAAGGCTACTGCCGGAATCGAGACTGCATCCGCAACAATCGCGGAGAGTCTCGGCGCATTCTGGCAATACTGTGATGCCATTGCAGTGGCCGATGGCGAGACGTTGGACCAACCGCGGGCATGGTGGGCATGGACCCACGAATCCCTTGACGGTTGTCCCGAACCGACCATTCCCAACCCGGAATCGGATGAACCGATGACGAATCCAGAATGGTCCACGTTGAAAACGACTGCTAACAATGCTGCCCGAGCGGGGGCGTTGGCGGTTGAAATGGACGTTCGGTTGCCCGTGGGGGCCTTCTCGCCCACGGACCGGACGTTCGCCCGGCCTGCCCGATTCGCGCAGGCCGTCCGGCAGGCCGTCAAGGCTTCGGACGCCCGGGGCGAACCGGTCGAAATGGTCGAGGTTCCCGATATGGTCGGGGGCCGAGAGGCATTCCGATCGACTCCGGATGTTCCGGGGTTGGCGGATATCGTCGGCACCATCGACGCCCCCACGGGCGACCGATTCCGCCAGACGATGAAATTGGCCCCACGTCCGGACGCCCCTATGACCGGACCGGCAGCGTTGAAGAGTCTTCGACGCCCCTATGATTCGGGCGTCGATATGGGTCGGATCGTCGGCCCCTACGCCCGGAAATTGGAAACCATGACCCCGGGCGAAATCGACGACGAATGGTCATTCGTCGAATGGATCCGGTTGGTCGGATCCGAGATGGTTTCGGCGTTGGAGCGGGTTGCCGTCGACCCCGCCCCGATGGATGATTCGGGCGACTCGTCGGACGACGATTCGTGACTGCCCGCAACCCGGACCCCGCCGCCCCCCCCACGGGGGGGGCGGTTGGGGATCCCCAACCGGACCCCGAGAACCCCCGGTTCTGTGCCGTATGCGACCGGCGGTTCGATGACGAAACCGATTCGGACCGATGCCCGGTCCACCGATGAAAACTCCCCCGGCCCATTGGGTCGGGGGTTTTTTTATGCGCCCGCCGCCCGCGCTGTCGCGCTGTCATTGGGTGTCATGCAACCCGACGGCGACCCGACCGCGACCCGACCACAACCCGACGACCCGCGCGCT